ATAGCGTTGCCTACTACAAGGCTATGCTTGGTCTACTCAAAGGTTACATGAATGGCCCTGAATACAGAGTTATTCTTGATCAACCCAATCAGCGCACTGGTATATGGGCAGACTGTGAGCCAGATGTGTTTGTCGAAAAGTTCCGCAAACTACACGATCCTAGGTTGCTCAACGACGAGTTGAACTATGCCGATAAGTTCGGACCGTACTTTAGTCTCCCATACCCCGAATTGGTTGGTAAAGTAAATGCACTCTTCGAACCATTGGAGTCGAAGTTCACAGAAGGGATCATCACTACGCTTACGCAGATTGGCAGCGACATCGCAAATGACTTCGTGGAAGCCATTGGCGCGCCCAGTGTAGCGCTCAGCTTCGATGATGCAGTCAAGAACGTCAAGAAGGGTAAGAACGGTGGTGCCCCTTTCTTCACTAGACAGTGGAGCGAAGATGGTAACGAGGAACTCGCTAGTTACTACAGTAGCAAAGCAGAGCGTGTATTCTACACCGATGAGGATTTTGACTTGCCCGCTATCTTGTTTAAACGAGTTGACTGCAACAAGGACAAGCCTAAGATGAGGCCCGTCGAAGCGCCTGAAGGGGCCGTGAAGTTCCTTGACACTATGTTCCAGGTACCACTTACGACAATGTTTAAGCAGTATACTGCAACATACGGCTATAGTGAATCGATGTAATGCATGTTCTATTTAAACCTCTGTTTGGGGTGGCTGATTATTTTTACAGCTTGGACTTCTCAGCGTTTGACGCGTCAGTTCGTCAGGAGATTATGGATGTCATCTTTGACACCATGATCCCAGTGATGCTGACCCTAACTCCTGATCACGTGAATCTGTTAGCTAAACTGAAAAAGTATTACCTGACATGTGGGTTGTTAACCCCATCTGGGTTATACGAGATGAAAGACGGCACTGTACACGGATTGTTTTCCGGGATGGGGTTGACGTCGGTCATTGGTAGTTTGACAAACATGATCGCGATCAGATACGCGCTAGGTGCGATAGGGGTTGATGCTAACGACATGGCACATTTCGCCTTTGGCGACGACACCGTACTCGCAGGCACTAGTCCTATTGATCTTGAAGCTCTAAAGACAGCGTTAGCCACTATAGGGTTTAAGCTGAACGTGGGTAAAACCCATGTATCCGAAAATGAAGGCGAGAACGCAC